ATAGCTTTGCTCTGATAGGTACGGGTCAAGAAAGTCAGCCAGGTATCGACCCAGCACCTGTGAGGTCTGCTGTCTGTTCGGCCCAACAGCTCGACACCTCAACCCAGGCCTCAAGACCATCTCTCTGGCTAGCTTATACGCTGCATGTCTAGTCTTCCCAACCCGGTTAGCAGCTCGGAGCAGGAGGCGCCTTCTATCGTCCTCAACAAAGGTCTGCATAGCTGGAGACGGCTTGAAACTCACGAGCTGCATATCTGAGACCTGCTTCAGATTCTGGACAGCTCGCAGGGTCGCCCTATCCATTCGCTTTGAGTCTCTCGATCAGTTTCGGATGGGTAAAGACGTTGTCTGGCAAGTTGAGAACCATCTCAACGAGCTGGTCATCGTCCCACGGGTCTATCTCGCTGGGAGCTGACTTGACCGCGTCGAGCTGTTCCCGAATCTGGATAGCTAACCGCTGGCCATTGATAGCAGCCTGCCAACTTCCGTCAGTGGTAGCTGTGGCAACCGCGTCCTCTGCCTCCTCAAGCTTTCTGGTGAGATAGGCTTCTCGGTCTTCCTCCACCTTCTTGACCTTCTGAACTGCTGGCGCCATCTCGATCGGTCGGTTCTTGTTGTAATGATACACCCTCTCCAACATCCAGGCAGCCGCTGACCAGGTTCCGTCATTGGCGGCCTTGTGTATTTTAGCCAGCAGTGAGGCAGCTCCAGCGGCTTCAGCTTCTTGAACTGCGAGACGTAATGCATCATATCGCTCGCCTTTCGTCCGCATCCACTTCCAGTAAGTTCCAACAGCTATCCCTGAATATTGAGCTGCTAGCTTCTTGGTCATTCCAAGCTTGAGTCCATCGCTTATCTTCTGGATTCTCTCGGGAGTGCAACCCGGCTTGCGTCCTGCTTTAGCCATTCATCCCCCCGAATCTAGCCCTTATAATATCGCAGTATTTCGGCTCTCTCTCGATGGCCGTACAATTGAATCCCTCAAGCTCTGCCGCTAATAGGGTCGTCCCAGAACCACAGAACGGCTCAAGTATTATCCCGTCTTTAGGCGTCACAAGTCTGACCAGCCATCGCATCAGGTTGGTCGGCTTGACTGTTGGATGATGATTCCCAAGCGTTCCGCCAGTCCTGCCAGTTCCAGCTCGCGGACTCTTCAGGCCTTTCGATTCCTTTCCATGGTGCTCAACTGCCGGGTTTCCGCCTTCTAACTCCTCGCAGCCCTTCTCACGTTCTGACCTGCTAGGCTTTGGGCAGTGGTAGATATTGGCTGGCCAGCGTCCGAGATCGCTTGGCTGATAACATCCGCCAAATTGATATGACGTTGCGTTGTAACTACGATGTTCCAGTACATCGGAGGCCAAGTGTGTCGTGTTGTGTTCCGGTCCTGGCCAACTCGAATCACCAAATGGGATTCTGCAAGCATCGATATTCAGTCCACCTGTTCCCCATTTCAAGACGTTATCAGCAACAGTGCCCTCAAGCGGCTTCCTGGCTAATACGGCAGGCTCTTGAGATGGTTTGAGGGCTGTACCCCAACCAGACCATTGCTTGGCTTCCGAGGTTAGCGGCGTTCCTTGATTGAGCACGGACTGGGACGGCTGGAAGATCTTATTTCCTCCAGGAGGCGTTACAACGCGATCTGGTCTCTCAAGTCCAGCGGCGTTATCGATCGCCTTCGACACGTCCAGCGACTTAGGAAACCCTTGCCACTGGAGCCAGCTAATCAAATCTCGAATCTCAAACCCGGCATCTTCAACGTTAATCATCAAGCGATGGACAGTCCGACAAGCCGCGAACGCTATCAAATGACCTCCAGGCTTCAGAACCCGAAAGGCCTCTTGAGCGAACTCATCACCTGGAACCGCACAGTCCCAGTCTTTCGACATAAAGCCGATACCATAAGGAGGGTCAGTTACTATCGAGTCAACAGAATTATCCTCAAGGCCTTTCATCACCTCGATACAGTCTCCACAATACAAGGTGTGATTGCCAAGCTGGACGACCTCTCCAGGCTCTGTGATGGCCTCGACATCTTCAGGAAGCTGGTCATAGTCCGTCTCAGACTCCTCAAAGCTAGTGTCAGGCGCCTCATTCTCCTCCAGGATTTGAGCGAGCTCGTCATCAGACCAGCCCAGACCTTCGAGGTTTATCTCTTCCATGTCCAGGTCTCGCAGAACATCGTCAACACCTGCCGACCATTGAGCCTCTTCAGAGAGCTTGTTATCAGCCAGAGCGAGCGCCTTAGCTTCTGATATGGTCAAGTCCAGGAGACGGACTGGAACCTCCTCAAGGCCTAATTTCAGAGCTGCTTTGAGACGGGTATGGCCAGCAATGACCATCATGTCTTCTCGCCTCGCTAGGATGGGAGCGCCAAAGTTGAACCGCTGGATAGATCGCACGACCTTATCAACAACGTGATCATTGACTCGAGGGTTGGCGTCCCATGGATTCAACTCGGATGGAGCCATATAAACGGCTGCACTTTCATTATTCATTCTGACTCCGGGTGTTGCCAGAGTATCAGAGCACAATCAGGTATGCAAACTGTGTCGGGTTACAGTCTGATTTTCTTCCACTCTGCGATCTCTGAATATCGAGAAGAAGTCCGCCAGTGATAAAAGGAATCTGTGCGCTTGAAGACAACACCTTCCCAGCCATGGTGCAAAGCCTGTCTCAATGCTGAAGCTTTATCGATTCGAGGAACCAGCTCCACAGGATGACAGATGGTCAACTCTTCGAGCACCTGCCGTCTCTCTGCTAGGGTTCCAGACACTGTGGGTATATCGAAGATATGGAAGACCTGCCTACCGTGAGGGTCCATCATCTCGCCATCTAAGACGATGCCTTCAGGGATAGCTGCGAGGGCTGACAGGACAGAGTCAGAGTTTCCCGGCATCTTCTTGCCCTGTCTCGTCAGGAGCTGGCCATCTCGATAGATGCAACGATAGCCGTCAAGCTTTGGCTCTGCTACCCAGAGAGGCGAGGCTATGACTTCGAGATGGACGCTTCTGCCCTCTGTGATACGTGTTGGCTTTGGTGGGAAGATGCTCATGGGAGGATAGTCACTGCTGGCTTATACATAGCGTGATTACAGAAGTCCCTCATCGCTGCCCGTTGAGACGGTGTCATCCGTTCTCGCATGTTTCCAAGCCGATATGAGAAGTCCTTACTCTTGACCTTGAGCTTGACGTCAAATCTTAGCCAGCGTTCACTGATTGTATTCCAGCAAAACCACGCGGCGTCTTGTGCTGCCTTGCCATTTCCTAGCAGCTCCGTGATACCCAGTATGATGCTGTCTAAGAAGTCTCCCTCATTGAAGCCGGGTTGAGTCTTAGCTAGCCAGACCTCCTCAACGAAGGCCTCATAGGCTTCTGGGCCAATGTCGTTATAAAGGGTCGGATAGTCTGAGACGTCAATGTCTCGAAACTGATTCTTGACCTGGACCTGAACTCTGGGCTGGCTCGGAGCCTCTGGCAGTGCGATGTTAATGCGGCTGATTCGTTTTCCCTTGGTGGCCTCTGTCAGTTGGAGGTCTAGACTGCTCTCACGTATCTGTGCCTGGACATGGTCTATCTTCTCCTGTAGTCGTCGCTTCTTCTTCTTCAACTCGATGAGTTCAGCGGCCAGCTCGTGAAGCTTTGGCTGGGTTGCGGTGTGATGCGATGGGAGACATTTGGAGGCCTTTCGGCTCCGCCTGGCTCCGTATTTTGATTGCGGCAGCTCGATTACCTGCCCGTTGGTTTCGGGGTTCATATTTGCTCCTGGGGTTGTTGCCAGGTCCAGCCTATACCCAACGGATAGGCGTTGCAATGATCGAATGCTTGGCACGGTTTATGATCCAAGCTGGAGCTGGGAATCTCATTTGCAGGGTATGCAAACAGGTTGCAGAGATGCAATAACGGTTTGCATTGTATACAGTTGATATTGTAGGCTGGAACAGGGGGTTTTTCGGGGTATGCAAGTGGATTTGCAGAGTGATACAGTTGGTTGCAGGGTTGCATAGTAAAAAATTGCAGATCACACGCAC